ACCCCTTTTAATCGAAAAGACTCATGGCCGGACTTCATTTTGATATAACAGGCGACAATTCTAATTTTCTTCGTAAACTACGAGAAGTAGAAACCGGAGTAACCAATACTTCTAAGGAAATAGAAAAAAATGGATTGGGCATAGAAGATATGTTCAACAAAATGACGAAAGCAGCTGCAGCTTTTGGGGCTGGCTTTACAGCAAAAGAACTTATCCAAAATATTATACAAGTAAGAGGTGAATTTCAACAATTAGAGGTCGCCTTTACCACTATGCTTGGAAGTAGTGAAAAGGCAAACGTCCTTATGGCTCAGCTCACAGAAACAGCCGCCAAAACTCCATTCGATCTACAAGGTGTTGCCAATGGAGCTCGTCAATTACTGGCTTACGGTACTTCTGCTGAAGATGTTAACGAGACTCTTATACGATTAGGGAACATTGCAGCCGGACTTTCACAACCTTTGGGAGACTTAGTATATCTCTATGGTACAACTATGACACAAGGTCGACTTTATACACAGGACCTAAACCAATTCACTGGACGAGGTATTCCAATGATAAAAGAACTTGCCAAAGAATTTGGAGTAGCTGAAAGTGAAATCAAAGGAATGGTAGAAGCTGGTATGATAGGGTTTCCAGAGGTTCAGAAAGTCATACAGAACCTTACCAACGAGGGTGGTATGTTCTTTAACTTAATGCAAGAACAAAGCAAAACCATTACCGGACAGATTTCTAACATAGGAGATAGTTTCTCGATGATGTTGAACGAGATCGGCAAAGCGAATGAAGGTATTATCAATGATGCATTATCCAGCGTCTCTTATTTGATAGAAAACTATGAAAAAGTAGGAAAAATACTAATTGAATTGGTCGGTACATACGGAGCATACAGAACTGCGCTTATGGCTATTACTGCATTACATAACCTTCAAGCTGCTGGTATTACTGCATTGACAGCTAAAGAGGCAATACATTATAGTTGGCTGGTGCTTACACAAAAAGCTCAATCCCTACTCAACAAGACTTTACTTGCCAACCCATATGTCGCAGTAGCAGCGGCAGTAACAGCACTAGGTTTAGGTATTTATAAATTAGTCACTTATCAAACAGAAGCAGAAAAGGCACAGGAAAGGCTGAACGATGAATTTGGTAAAACCGAAGTGGCTGCATTAAATGAAATGTCCACATTAAGGGAACTTAATAGGCAACTTACGGAGGCTAAAAAATGGTCTGACGAATGGTATGCTATAAAAGAAAAAATAGTAAATGGCTATTCAAAGTATCTTTCTGGCATTGATGAAGAAATTGATAAAACAGGGTCTCTTGCTGGACAATATGAAAAATTAGAAAAAGCCATACGTAAATCTATGGCCGCACAAAATTATACCAATTTTGCCAAACAAGAAGAAGATATATACAATAGCGTCAGAGAAAAAAACTTAACAAAAGTATATGATGCATTTACAAAAAAATATGGAGATGAGTCTGGATTAAAAGTCTACCGAAATTGGTTAAACTGGCTGGATAGCGGTCGAGATATACCGACAGAAATTCAAAGGATTTTTAATGATGTATCTACTGGATGGGGAGAAAGTGCAAATACACTTCTATTTGAAATAAGGCGACAAGCTGAAATAAGAAATAAAAATTTAGAAGAATACAGAAACAAATATTTCATTCCCGAACCCTCATTTGATTCACCTACTGAAAATATTTTTACAACAGAAGGTAAATCCATCTCCCAACTTGAAGAAGAAATCAAGAAGGCTGAAACCTCACTTGCATCATTAAAAAAGGCCCTTGCAGACGGCAGCGGAACAAAAGAAGCAGTGGATCAACAAGAGGCTTATATCAAGTCGCTTCAAGACACTATACTTGAACGTGAGAAAGATTTGAGAGTAATCAATGAAGTCAAAACACAAATCTCAAAATTAGAGAAAGAGCAGGGAGAAACTGTAAGCGGAAGCAAGGAATACAATGCGTTACAATCACGAATTGACGCACTCCGTGCAAAGCTGCCTAAAACCAAATCTGATAAAGCGGCTGAAGATAAGCAAGCAAAAGAGCAAAAAGAGGCCGAGCAGAAACTTGTTGATGAACTTCTTGAGCTTCGTAAAAAAAATCAAGAGAAAGAAATCTCCCTCTGGGAAGAAGGTAAAGATAAGAAATTGAAGCAAATTAACTACTATTATGAAGAACAGAAAAAAGAAATTAAAAAGAAAGAGAAAGAGCTGGCCGAGTTAAACAAAGTAGCTAAGATTGAACCCTCCAAGCTTAATGAGAATGGACTAACAACTGAACAACAGGAAAATATTGATACCGCAAATAGGTTAAATGAAAAGAATAAGAATAAACAGACCAAAGAAATTCTCGATGATGAAATTAACGCAATGAACGATTATCTTGCCGCTTACGGGAACTATTATGAAAAGCGTAATGCTATTATTGAGCAAGGCGAATCTCGTAAGGTAGGCAAAAACGAATGGGAACAGAAGTCTATTGACGAAGAAACAAAAAGGGCACTATCTGATTTGGATATAGAGGCGAATAAATCTACGTCTGCCATAAGTAAATTGTTTGACGATATGCGTCAACACACAGTTGCAGATATGCGTCTCATTGCTAATGAAGCTGAACGGGCATTCCAATTCTTGCAATCAGGCGAATGGGACGAAAACAAAGGTCTTGAATTTGGTATGACAAAAGAGACCTTCGACACATTGCGTAAATCTCCCGAAGAATTAGAACGAATTAGAAAAGGTATAGATAATGTCCGTAATTCCGCAGCTCAATCTGAAACGGGGTTTAACAAACTAGCTAATGGTCTTAAAAAAGTATTCGATGCCGGTTCAAATACAAAAAAATTGCAAGATGGACTTGAAGAAATAAGAAGTGGATTAAGTGAGGTATTAAGTGTAGCCCAATTCCTTTCCGACACATTTTCAAATCTCGGAGAGGCTTTCGGATCTGATACACTGTCAGGCATTGTCGAAGGTATCAATGTGGCTATGGACGGCCTCAATTCAGCTATGCAAGGAGCAGAGGCAGGTGCTATATTTGGACCGATAGGTTCTGCTGCTGGTGCTGCCATCGGTCTTGTCTCCTCTCTTGCTTCCTCTATCGCAAAAATCCACGACGCAAAAAATGAAAAACGGATTCAGAAATTACAAGATCAGGTAGATACACTTGACCGTTCGTATGAAAAGTTAGGCAAGTCCATTGAAACTGCTTACGGAAAGAGTGCTTCCAGCTTGATTGAAGACCAAAATAAATTGCTAGAACAACAAAAAGTACTTATTCAAAATCAAATTAAAGAAGAACAAGATAAAAAGAATACAGATAGCGACAGAATAAAAGAATGGGAAAATCAAATTGACGAAATAAACAATCTCATTTCTGATAACAAAGAAAAAGCTATCAATGTCATATTTGGTGAAGACCTAAAAAGTGCTATTGACAACTTTGCAGAAGCTTATGCAGATGCATGGGCTTCTGGCGAGAATAGGGCTAAATCTGCAAAAGATGTTGTAAAGCAGATGATGCAACAAATGGTAACAGAGAGCATTAAGGCAGCAATTAAATCCTCAAATAAAATGGAGGAAATACGCACTAAGTTGCAACAATTTTATGCCGACAACGTGCTTTCTCAATGGGAACAAGATTACATCAACAACATGGCTGAACAGCTTCAACAAGAAATAGATGCTCAATTCGGTTGGGCTGATAGTCTCATGGGAGAAAGTTCTACCACCGAACAAAAGTCGAAAGCCGGAGGTTTTGAAACCATGTCACAAGATACAGCAACGGAATTAAACGGCCGGTTTACAGCGTTGCAGCTTTCTGGTGAAGAAATCAAAAATCAAATGATTTCAGCCGTAATCTCTCTAAATTCTCTTTTATCTGTATCAACTAATAGCAATTCTATACTAAATAACATTCTTAATCAACATGTGATTACGAATAGCTACTTAGAAGACATTGCAAAATATACGAAATTATTAATTGATATAAAATCCGATATAGCACAAGTCAATAGGAATACTAAAGATTTATAGATATGAATACAGTAAAAGAAATAATGATGGCTGCTTTACAAAAAGGAGCTTGCGATAAGTCTTATGGTGTTAGTGACTGGAAAACTCTAGTATGGTTGTTCTTTACACCACAAGGCATAGAGTTTTGTGAGAAGAACAACTTCCCTCCTATTGAAACGTTCCGTGAGATGAGTAATGATATTGCTAATTATTGCGTGTTTGTTGACACTAAAAATGTAAAAAGAAGTAATGATACCAATATTGCTTTAATAGGCAATACCAATGCGGAACTAGTATTTGACGATAATACTAGAGTTCACAAAGTTATACTCATGCATGGAGCCAGAGCTATAATAGTTGCCCGTAATTACGCAGTTATTAGACTTATAAACATACGAAATTGTCCTGTAGAAATCAATAAAGACAAAACTTCAGTTATACTTAAATAAAATGGCATCGGGAGAGTTTTACATAAATGGGAAAGACTGCTATACAACTTGGGGTATAAGTATGGATACATCATCTCTTTCCTCCTTAATGACACCGTCACCTTTAAAAGAGTTCATCGAAAACAAGTCTCGATTAGAACATGGCAAACGAGTCCTGTCCTCTAATCCTAAAATCGATGAACGAAATATCACTTTAACTTTTAACCTGACGGCAAAAACGGAAGAAGAATTCTTTTCAAGATACAACAGCTTTTGTGAAGAATTGGCAACAGGCATAATAAATATAAAAACAAAGTATCAACCAAATATTACTTACAAAACAATCTATATTTCATGCAATCAATTTACGCAATTCATGAGAGGAATAGCACGATTTTCTCTAAAACTTGTCGAATATAATCCAGCAGATAGAAATTCATAAAAAAAGTGCATGTTTTTCATACACTTTTATTATCTTTGACTGAAATCGTATGAAGATATACGAAACCATCATGATATACATTAAAAACATACAAGGAGAGACTATTTTATCAGTTCCTATAACAGAAGAGTGTGTTCATGTAGAGGAATTGATGAAATCCGATTATGTAGAATTGTCGTGGAACTCGGACCAAAATGAAGAGATTCCGGTAGGGGCTTATATCATACTCGATGGTGAGAAATATTCTCTTTTGGAGCCATATAATCCAAAACAAAAGAACGAGGCCGAATTTCAATACAAACCACAATTTCATTCGAAATTTATATCATGGGGTAAAGTGCCTTTTTTCATGTATTCTTACGATGAGAATAACGAGATAACGAATCGGGAGCCGGATTGGTCTCTTACCGATAACCCAGCCAATTTCATGAGTGTTATTTGCAAGGCTATCGAGAACGAAACCGGGGATACATGGACTTACGCCGTCGATTCTTCTCTTAACGCTTCCACTTCTTTGTCTTTCCAATCAATCGACATATTGTCTGCCTTGAACAGTATAGCCTCTGCGTTTGAGACAGAATGGTGGGTTGAGAAAGATTCCATGATTATTCATCTGTCGAAATCCGAACATGGAGCTGTTGTTTCTCTCGAAGTTGGTGAAAACATCAATACACCTTCGGTTACGGAGGGAAAAGATGGGTATTATACCCGATTTTACGCATTCGGGTCAACTCGAAATATCGTACAGGAATACAAAGGTGCTAATGTCAACAATTTGGTCAACAAACGGCTGACTCTTGACCCTAAAAAATATCCGAACGGATATAAAGATATAAGGCCAAACCTTCAACAGGGAGAGATATTTAGCAAAATCCTACTGTTCGATGATATATACCCTTCATCGGAACTCTCCATATCAGATGTCAGATTCCGCCTTATGTGGCGTATAGACTCGGAAACGAATGATAAAATACAGATAGGCACAGATGAAAATGGAGACCCTATATACGACCAATATGCGATA